TATGTGAAGCATTCTTAAGATTAATAACAGAGTCCTCTGGGTGATCTAACTCACCAAGTGCTCTATTCTCTTTTACAAGCTTCTCATAGTTCTTCATTTCTCTCATCAATACGCGATGAGGATAAACGCGACCATTTCCATTCTGAACATCAGCCTCTTGGAGTTTACCAGAGAGCATCATACCGCCATCGGCAACAAAACGCTTCTCTTCCTCGGTAAGAAGATCTTTACAAACTCCCCCCTCGCACAAAGCATAAAATTCTCTTAATAATTTCTGACTCATCACTTTCCCTTTAAAAAATTAAGCGGGCGCAACCCGCTCGCATATGCAGCCCTTCTTGCAAAGTCTGACTGGCTGAAGCATCCACTTGCGTGTCCAAAATTCACTCATTCCATTTCTCCAATAACTTTATCTAATTCAACTTCCATTTGTTTCATTCTTTGCATTAAAGTACCAGAAGTTAACATACCTTTGGAGGCGGCGGTTTGAAGTTTCTTTATGAAAGAAACAATCTCTGCTCGTTCTTGATCATCAATGCCGCTGGCTGTCATTTGCTTAGCTACATCCATGGCTGCTATTCTTGCATCTGAACCGCTAAGTTTTTCTTCCTCTTGCTCAGATAATTCCAACTCTTCAAGAATAATATCTTTAAGTTTACTCTTCGTGATCTTCATCATTGATCCTCATACTTTGCACTGTTTGAATTCCATCATCACTAAACACCATATTAAGAATATAGGATGTTCCAGATGATAAGGAGCCCATAATGACGAAATTAAACAAACTTACGTCAAAACTAAATAGTTCTGTTAATGGAGAAAGTAAAACTAAAAACCAACCAACGTGGAAACCCATGCACATTGGACAGTGAAAAAGCTTACCATAGCCCTTGAATCTTTCTTTGGATGGTCTTATCTTTTTTATCAGCGGCATATCGCTATAAACAAGTATTTGTGTCAGCCCGTATGCTGCTAAAACAAAAATTAATAAATCCATCGTTACCTCTTATTCGAGTGTATATAAATAATTCATAGCGTAAGGATCTCTGATATAACCCTTGCGGATTGACCCTTGCTTGACTGCCTGCGGGACCTCGCCTAATTCTGTAGAGTCAGCTTTATCTGGATCGATATATTCATCATCAGTCATAGAGATGATTGCTTCTGTGTGCTCAAAGTATGGGCGCTCTTCTGTAATAAATTGTGAAATATTTACCAGTGTCATCTTAGCAGCGCTGACATCTTCATTTTTTGGTGTCTGCATTACCGCCTCAAATGAGCCATAAAAGGAGCCGGCTTGAATTGATTCTGGGATAACAAGTCCTCTCTTTTTTAGATGAGTAAAAAGTCTATTTTGGGCTCCGTAAACATAATCAGAAATAACTTCTTTTGGAAAAGCAATAACTTTGTTTTGGGTAGTAGAAAGAACGATGTCGATGTCACCATGATCGAAAATCATAAGATCGCCAGAGAGACTCTTGCGAATATCCATCTCAAGAGTGACTAATTTCCTATTAGCCTTGTTGCCAACTCTAATCGTTATTGCCATTGTAAATTTCCTCTACTAATGATTGTGTTTTAAGAACGGTCATTAAAACATTTTCGTTAATTGTTTCTTTTGCAAAAGAACTTAATCTATCAAGAATCTTATTTGTTTTACCGATCATCTCTTTATCATTTTTAATTTCCTGTACATTTACAGCTTCTGAAAGTTTGCCTTTAAGACGAGAAATTTCATTATTAAGATAAATCTTAAGCTCCAAGTTGTTATCAGAAAAAGAAGTAATATACCTCGTAAGAAGATCTTTTTGCTCCTGTAGCAAACCATCGCCGTACTTATCGTTAAACTTTCCTACAAAAGTTCTAAATGTAATATTGTCGATAGCAGAAGATTGAGTATCATCAACAGCTATTGTCATTCCTTTGACTATTTCCCCCTCAAGAATAACACGATTCTTAGGAGAGGTTTTAACCGAAAACATCTGATCAATTGTAGCAAGCGCTTTATAGTTCGGCACAAAGTTGTTAAACACCTCTGGTGTAAGTTCTTTGTTGATATCATGAATCAGCTCTGTCTGTTGTTTAAACAATCCTGTTGGATCAATCATATGTTTTTGCATTCTCACTTCATTGAGAATTTTTTGTGATGTTTTCTCGTCGAGGCTTTGATTTTCATACAAGGAGCGATAACATTCTAGATCTTGCTTTAATATGCTTTGAGAATGAAAATGTTTTTTGATAATGGAAACTGCTTTCTCTTTTCTTTCCACATCCTCTTTCAGAATAGCAACAGTTGCCTCTCTAACAAGTGCTTCATAAACAAAAGCTGTGTTGCGCTTTTTATTATGTTTAATTTTCATTCTTTTGCTCCAGTAAAGTGTCTTCTTTAATTTGCAATCCTTCCAAAAGGACACGTAAAGAACTATCAAGCTCGAAAAGCTTGTCCTCTTCGGTACGTTCTCTCAAAGTATAAGTAGATTCATCTTGCTCGTAAATACCTACATTGGCACCAATTGGATTAGCGAGAGTGTTAATTTCAGATCCTGGAAGGGTGTTTCTTTTACCTGAACTAGCTTTTTGGGCACCACCAGCAGCCTTCATCGATCTGCTTCTTGGACCTCCTCCGGCGCGCCTATCATCACGCTTAGGATAATATTTTTTACCTTTTGCCTGCGGCTCTAAAGATTTAGCCGTAGGAGTGTCGCGAGATCCCGGAGGAATAGCTAGAAGTGTTGATTCATCTCCTGCTGCTTCTGGCTCTGGTGCCGCCTCACCAGGCGCCTCTGGAGCTAAGTCTGTTGGCTCCATTTCTTCAGGTCCAAGATCAGGCTCAGCAGTCAAATCACCGCCGAGGGGACCTGCCAGGTCTCCACCTAAGTTACCTGCTCCTGCTGCTGCTGCCTGTTCCGCAACAGCCTGAAGAGAAGCATCATGCTTACGATCATAGTACATTTCCCGTTGGTTACGAACAAACTCTTCATTAGACATACCAAAGATGTGCTCCATAACCCAACGACGAGAGAAATACCCCTCTGTGGCGGATGCCGCAATATCAAACTTCTGCTTCCAGTGTTCGATTTCTTGAAGCTCGGCAATCTTGGATGGATTGTTAAGAGAAAGTTCAAAATTTAAAAGATCATCTCCACGGAACCCAAGAGTATAAAGATGAATGATACCAACCTTTGTAAGCTCCGCAATAATAACCCTTTGTAATCTTTGGATAGTTCTTGCAAACCGAATGTCTTTTTGTGCTAATGTTGTTTTGTCCTCTGACGCTCCGTCTCCCATTGCAAGATATGCTTGTGGAATTTTTAAAGCGGAGAACAACTTATCACGAAGATATTTAATATCATCAATTGCTGTAATATTCTGAGCGCCTGCAAGGGATTGAATGTCGGTAACAGAACCTGCGCGCACAGGAATATAATAATCTTCCTCAATAGACATTGGGTTATAACGAAGATCAACTTGTCCTGTGTCAGGGTTAACAACAGAGTGTCTTTTTAGCTGAGAAACAATCTTCTGCATATATTGTTCGACATCTTGTGGAGGAATTGCCCCAACATCAATCTTAAAAACACGCCTCTCGGAAGAACGAACAACACGGTATGCCATCATAGCATCTTCCATTAGCGTAAGCTGCCTCCAGATGCGTCTAGCGGGCTCCAAAATTGATGAGCCATACGGAATATACTTATCATTTCCTAAGATGCGGAAATGGCAAATCTGCCAGTTTTCAAAAGTCATACCAGCAGAATTCCATTGATACTGAGTATAGTTCGGATTCGTGGAATCTTTACCATCCAATCTTTCGATTTCTTGAGGAGGCAATGCGATAACGGATTTAACTCCGTACTTGTCGTCGATATCTAGATACAAAAAGAAATCACCATACTTACACATTGTGCGTGACCAACCAAAAAGATTATATTTAAGATTTAAAACCTGGTCATAAAGAATTGTAAGGACAGCTTTTATTTCTTCGTTGCCGCATTTAATATTTAACATTGGGCGCAATTGAGAATAGGTTGTCATCTCATCCGCATAAATATCAAGAGTAGAAGCGATCTCTGGCGTATATTCCATTTGATCAAAATCAACATAACGCTCTGTTCTTCGTTGATTCGCCATCGCATCTGTCGCTACCACATCCAATGGATTGTAAACAGATTTCTTAAATTGTTGTCCGGAAGCAGATTTAAATCTTGAGCCAAACTTATCTAAATGCTGGCGGCGGATACGGCGTCCAGATTGTGAACGATAATTAATAATTGGTCCAGAGAATAATCTAGTAAGAGCTTTAAAAAGTTCTGATTGAGGATTTGCTGGGTTTCTTGCGTTTCTTGCCATTTAGTTTCTCACTTTATAATCCAGTTAAATTGCTCGTATAGCTTTTTTGCCTCATTCTGTCGGTCCATCATACCGCCTTTTTTGTATCCGTGTTGTCCTTGGATCTGTGTATTCATTGTTGTCTTAGAGGTTATAATAGCACTTGAAAAAGCCATTTGGTAATTTAGTTCCCTAGCATTCGCTTGAAGAGCAGTATCGCGAACCCAACAACAAATAGCAAGAGCCATAATTAAATCATCATGATATCCCTTCATTGCTTGTGGTTTGCCATGGCTCCAAATAAATGTCTTAAATTCATTAACTATACGAGTTGAATATATCTTAATTAGTTTATTTCTCACAAACTCCTCTAATTTAGCAATGATAAGAGGTCTAGTCTTCATACTGGTAGAGAAGCCTGGTACGGCAGAGTTGTGAACTTCGGCTTGGTGCTGTTCAATATACTCGTGTGTCGATTTGATAGAGTAATACAGATTAGGATAGTTATATTCTATCATCTTATCCAGAACTGTGTAGCCAATATTATTATTTTCTACCACCAACATACAGTTTCCAAACTCTCTACCGTGCTGATTTAGCATATGAGCGAACATATCTGGAGTTACCTTACCTTGATATTCTCCAATAACTTCAAGGGTTTCCAACTTTAAGATATGAAATGTTGAGTAATCTTCACCGTCGCCGCGAGCCACATCCGCCACCATTAAATAATTGCAAGATGGATCATATTCTTCCCACAGCCAGAAGTTTCTATCAAACCCTGTTCGGTACTTTGGTTCACAAACATTAGTAAGCAACCACTCCATATCTTGTGAATCAATAACTGTATCGCCGGAAGTATTAAAGTTACACTCCAGTTCCTGTGCTATTTGTCTACGCGACATATTTCTAGTTTCTTTGTGAAACCATTCCTTATCTCTGTCCGGATGAACATCCCATGGCAAAACTGTCAGATTAAAATTATTTGCCTTTGCTTCTGCGTCAGTACAAGTTTTGTGAAACCAGTTACCAACACCATTAGGAGTAGATAAGGCAATACAACGACCACCAGTAGACAAAGTAGGATACAAACCAGTCCATAGATCTTCTAGCCCTTCGATGTGGGCTGCCTCATCAAGAACCAACAAAGACAATGCTTCTGAACGACCAGCGTCACCAGAAGTAGAAGCAGCCTTGATAGAAGAGCCGTTGGACAACTCAAAAGATGTGCGGTTATCAATATTGATGCTTGAGATGCGAATCCAATCAGGAAGATTCTTCATAATCTTCTTAACTTTATTTACCAAGTTTCCTGCTGTCGCAAACTTTGTAGCCATAACAAGAACAGCCTTATCTCTATGAAACAACATAAGCCAGACAATATATCCGGCTGTGATTGTTGAGATTCCCAACTGTCTTGCTTTCAGGATGACATTAAAGCGATAATCATTAAAGTCTTTTAGTAGAACATCCTGAAAAGGGTATGTATTAAAAAGTATTAATCCGTGTAAAGGATGTGAAATTCTGGCGTAGGTCTTCAAAAAATAAACGGGGTCTTTACCACATTTAAGTATTTCTTGAACTCTTTTCTTTTTGTCTAACTTGAACGCCATTCATTTCTATTGGTTTTTCTTGCGTGTATCATTCTCTGGGCGCTTGCCGCCTTCGCCATTCCAGCCGCCTTGCTCGACAAAAGAACGCCAATAATCAGTTGGTGCCTTGGAACCAGTTTCAACATTCATCTCTTCGTCAAGGCCACCAACTCTAAAATTAAGCTTAGCGTTAACAAAGGAGCGCACACGAGAAGAATTTTGAACCATAACATCAATCTCGCCTTCTTTTGTAAGGGTAACTGCGTTTCCTGTAATGCGCTTGTATTCTTTCTTAAGCCACTTAGAAATGTCCATCATACGCTGCTCTGTGTCGGACTCGAAACCAGAAGCATAAACTTCTTTTAACTGAACATCAGACTGATAAGTAAGACACATAATGTTTCCAGCGAACTTGACGCCAAAACCATCCATAACACGATGGTCGAGAAGAGGATCTCCGTCTTCACGCTGCATGCCAATCTTTACTGGTTCGCCATTTTCATCTAAAGCGCCATCATAAGCGTTGGCTGCTGCTTGGGATAGACCCTGAACTATTTCATAAATTGTTGCCATTTTAATATTCCTTATTTAGACATCTTACGTAAAGTATCAAAGATCTCTTCTGCCTCAGCAGTTGGCATCTTTCTGATAACCATCTCTAAATCACCAACTTCAAGATAATCTTTTACAACGTTTAAGACCTGATCAACAGACATTCCCTTCATAACTAAATCAAGTTGGTCCATAGCAGCCTCGTAAGAAGCACTGGCATCTGGATCAAAAGCCTCTTCTACTCCGTTCATAGACTCAAGCTCTTCTTTAATAATCTGTTTTAATTTAGCAGTTGAAATTTTCATTATTCGGTCTCCATCCTGTTGTCCACCGCTCCTCTCTGCCTTCCACGTATTGAATGTAGCATTTATAACAACAATCAAATTTTGTAAGGCAAACATCGTCCATAGATTTCTTTGGAAAGACGCCACAGACAGGACAAGATTTTAGCGATTCTCTATTAAGTAGTTTTTTTGAGATCTTTATGCCATTTACATCAACTTTTTCTGAATACTCTTCTTGGGTCTTTACTTTCTCGTAAAGTCTCTTCATTTGTTCCAAGTATTCTTTCTCTGCGGCTTCATCCCAATCTGCTCTTGGGTTCTTAATAGCCTCGTCACCATACTTCTTTGAAATGGCTTGTTCTATCGCAGCCACACGATCAGGATCTTTAACTTTCATCAAACGCTCTGTATGCTAAATAAGTTGTACCAACACCAGAGACAACGCCAAGAGTAGTCCAAAGCCAACGACGTTGTGGTGGTGCTTGATCAATAATATCTTGTAAAGATTGTATTTGTCTATCTTTTGTGTCAATCATTAAATCATATTCATTCTGTAAAGATTGATAACGAATACTTAAATTATCCAATTCAAGTGTAAGTTCGATTTCTCTTTCTTCAACAGCCCTACTAATCTGTAAGTTACATTCGCGAGCAGCAAACTCTCTTGTGACCATAATCTCTGCTGTCGCGACAGGATCAAACAAGACACCATCAAATGGTGCCGGCTGATCTTGAGTAAGAACAGAGAATTGTCCAGGTGGAGCGGCTATCGCTTTACTTAATAATAACACATTAAGGAACATAATTGAACCCATAAATTTCTTCAATCTTTCCTATGAGAGCGTTTTGATCTGTATCAAACTTTTCAACATAATCGTTCTTTTCTTTTACGCGTTCTTCAATCAGCATCTCGACAGCAGCATCATACTTTTCTTGTAGTTGTTCTAAATCATTTTGATATTTATCTATTGCTTCGTCGCGCAAAGACAACTCTGTCTTATGAATGTCTTGTAGTCCGTCCACTTGCTCTTGTAAAGAAATAACGGACGCATCGTATGCTTGCTTTAATAAATCTTGATCTCTCTGTGACTTCATCCACAAAAAACAAAAGAGAAAGGCGATAATCACCTCTCTCCAATAGCTCTTTAGAAACGAAAGTTTTTTAGCGTATTCTAAAAAAAGGTTCATCACAGACCCTTAAGTTTTGCAATCCCAT